CAAAATTGAAGAGGGCGGCCGGTCAACGCAACGAGCTTTGGCAGTTGGTCTTTGCCGATGCGGCCGGTTGTTTTCCATCCGTTCACAGCCTGTGGCGTTACACCGCAGAACTCGGCGACGGCGACCGAAGTCAAGCCAGCCTCATCAAAAGCTTCGGTAATGCGTTGGGCCATAAAGGCCGCTCCGCGTCGGGCAGTCTTAGTCATGTCTCAATTAAATCATTGCTTTAGTCGTAACTGCAATGCTTGATAGTCGTGAAGCATTGCTTTATCCTTGAGGCATGGACACGAACAAATCGAAGGCGCTGGCCGCCATCCGACTCGCCGTAGCCCGTGCAAAAGGCCCCACGAGGCTCGCCCGAGCCGTCGGCGTCTCGCCGCAAATGGTTTCTCAATGGACAAGCTCCAACCCCCGGCGCAACCGACCAGTTGCGGTGCCGCATTGCAAGGTGATTGAAGACTTGTTCGGTGTCAGGCGTCAGGATCTTCGCCCGTATGACTGGCAGGCGATTTGGCCCGACCTCACTGAGACCACGCCCCAAACCCGACAGACAGAGGCGGCAGCATGACGACGACCATACGTATCGACTCCTTGTTGTTCCACCGGAACGGCACATTCGTGGAATCCACAACGGACCTCGACGAGTTCTGGATTCGCCTGTCGCCGCTCTGCGGCTTCGCGCGATTCGCAGTTGTCGACCCGATCAGACTCCGTGATGGCTCGCGAACGTTTGGATTGCGTGAAGTGCGGCCGGCCAATTCGCCAGACCCGCATCCACTAGTTTCAGTGTCAGGTGTTTTATGGTCTCGCCGCGCAGCTCGCGCAGCTGATCAAGCAATCGCCGCTTATCTGACGGAGTCAGATCAGACTCTGCAATCCGCTGGGTTATCAACTCGCGGAGGGTGTCCTCATGAAGCTTGACAGTGACAACGCCCAGGATCGCAGAAAGGCCGCCGTCGTCTGCCAGAAAGTCCATGCCCTTGGCAGTTATCCGAGGAAAAGCCAAAGCCATATGGCCGTCGACCCCGAAGGTGATTCGACTTTCGACCAGACCGTGCTCGTCCAGGTAGACCATGTTTGCGGCATACCTTCGTTCGGCCTCGTCATCCCAGCCTCCTGCCATCTCGCGAATATCGTGTGCCGCCGGATAGCTGGCCGCGAGCAAGTTCAAGAGTTCAAGTTGGTAGATTCGATCAAGTTTCATGAGGGTTCCTCTGTAATTGGAAGTGAATCAAGTTGTGGTGACTGCGATTCTGCTGGCGAGAGCTGGAACCCTCGCCAAATTGGTTTGGGGGCCGCGTGACGATCTGTGTGCTTCGATGGCCCGAGATACGTCTGGCCTTGCTAACCGTCGCGGGACTCGTTCCGGCCTTCGTCGTGAACGTTGCTCTCAGTATCCCGCTGAACTTCCTTCTGAGTCGCCCGCTGACGGCGAACGAGCGTCTCGGGATTGCGGTGCTCGTGGGCTTGCTATTCCGAGAGCTGATCGCGGCCGTCAATGAGCGCATTGAATTTGTCCCAGATAAACCAGAACCACCAAACGACTGTGGCGAGCAAGACAGCGTCAAGTTTTGTTGCCGGTGCTCGCAAATCGTTGTCGCAGACGATGAACACGAGAAACGCCATCAGCAAAACAGCGAGGACGATGCGGCCGGTCTTCGAAACAGGACGACTCGCCCAGTGGAGAGTTCGACCTGCCACGTTCCGGGCATATCGCTTCACGATGTTATTGCAGAGCCACAGCGCGACGAGCGGTATTGAGTAACCGACTGCTGTGTCCCACGCTTGCTGAGATATCAATTGGAAAGCCATGAAAGTTCCTTCAGTAATGAGAGTGAATCTGACTGGGCACGATCAAAGTCCGCGAGGTCGCTCGGCAGGAGCGTCGAGTCGCAGGTGCCGCGAGGAGGGCATACCGAAATGAAGCCGGTTCGTGCCCCACACGAAAAGCCGTCAGCGCGCCGCACCAAACGAATCCGGGTCCTGCGTGTACGGAGCGACGCAGATACGGAGCGCGTGTCGTCGGCTATGAGGTACTGGCTCGAAGGCCGAAGGCGCCTTGAATCGTTGCCTGCGTTAGTTCCAGAGCAGCGATCTGGCGTTCGGCCAGAGGGTCCGGCTGCCCGAGAAGATGCGCGGCAGCCTGTTCGCACTGCGACTCGAACCGGTCGACGATTGCCAGTCGCCTCGTCCTCGGTGTTTCGCGCAGCAATGAGCCGCAGAAAGAAAAGAGGGCTGTGACGTGTCCCTCTAGTTCTGCGACTCGCTGTTTTAAGTTTTCGTTTTCGACCACAGGAGCTTCCTTCCATGAAATGGGTTGATGCCGATGGCCTGGTAGCCGGGATTAAGTCTTTCACGGTTGGGAGTTCCTCTCTCTCAAAAACGTGCAGCGTCGATGTCTGCACTTTATCGATGGCTGGATGCAGCAGCATTCAGCCCGTTCTGCATCGAGGTGAGTGGTGTTGAGCAGACCTGATTTACACGAGGAGCTTTGCAAGCTGCTGCGCGGACCAGAAGGCAAGAGGGCTGCTGAAGCCCTTGGCTTTGACAGCTCGGAAGTGTCCCGTTTTCTGTCCGGCCAGCGTGGTTTGCTGAAGGATCAGATCAACAAGGCGATCGAGCTTTGCGGGATGGTGGTTGTTTCGGTTCCATACCTCAATTCAATTTGCCACTTGGCCAGCACCGGCATCGCGTGCGAGTGCGCGCGCAATGGCATGGGCGAGTGCGGCCGGAGGTAGTCATGCGCGAAGCGTTCGAACTCGCCGCCTTTCGCGCGGGCTGCCGTGCAGCGCGAGCTGGCGCGTCACATATCGACAACTGGTTTCGCCCAGGATCGTTTCCGGATCTCGCGCGCCGCTGGCTGCGCGGGTGGGCCGCTGCTATTGAGTCGACGCTGCCGCTCAACTGGATGCAGCCTGATGAAGTTGACGGTGAGCGGTCATGAGTGACTGGCTTGATAAGTGCCATTTTGGCGACTGCCGCGATCTCATGCCTCGGATGCCTGAGGGCATTGCGGACGCTGTCGTGACAGATCCACCTTACGGCGATACGAGCCTTCTTTGGGATAAGCGATGCAGCGGTTGGACTGACCACCTTGCGCGCGTGACGAAGCCGGCGGCGAGCGTGTGGGTCTTTGGCAGCATGCGCTTTATCGCGTGGCTGTTCGCGGACATGGAGCGCATTGGCTTCAAATACGCACAGGACATCGTGTGGGAGAAGCAAAACGGCTCGAGCTTCCACGCCGACCGCTTCCGCCGCGTGCACGAGAATGCCATCCAGTTCTATCGGGGCGCTTGGTCGGACGTGTTCAAGGAGCCGCAGTACGTGAACGACGCGCGTGCAAAGGTGGTTCGCCGCAAGACTCGTCCCGCGCATACCGGTCGCATAGATGCCGGCCACTATGTCAGTGAAGATGGTGGGCCTCGGCTCGTGCGCAGCGTCATCAACGTCGCAAACGAGCACGGAAAGGCCCTTCACCCGACGCAGAAGCCGCTCGGCATTCTCGCACCGCTCATCGCTTACAGCGTTCCTCCGGGCGGCGTCGTGCTGGATCCGTTCATGGGCAGCGGATCTACCGGCATCACGGCGCGCCAGCTCGGTCGTCATTTCATCGGCTGTGAAAACGATCCGGCGTGTATCGAAATGCAGCGTGAGCGGCTTCGTCAGCCCAGTCTGCAACTGGAGGGCGCATGAAGCGCGACACCTGCACGAGGCAGCTTGATCTTGGAAATGAGCTGATCGTCGACAACTTCGCCGGCGGCGGTGGTGCAAGCACGGGTATTGAGCGCGCGTTCGGTCGCGCAATCGATATCGCGATCAACCACGACGGCGAAGCTCTCGCGATGCACGCGGCGAATCACCCGCAGACTGCGCATTACACCGAAGATGTTTTTGCCGTGCATCCCGGTTTCGTCACGCGACAGCAGCCTATCGGGCTCGCGTGGTTCAGCCCGGACTGCAAACACCATTCCAAAGCGAAAGGCGGCAAGCCCCGCGAGCAGAAGATTCGCGGGCTTGCATGGGTCACGCTGAAATGGGCAGTACTTCAATCGCCGCGGTGCATCGGGCTCGAGAACGTTGAAGAATTCCAAGATTGGGGCCCGCTGGACGACGACGGGCGACCAATCAAAGCGGAGAAAGGGCGCACCTTCCGCGCATTTGTGGCGGCGCTCTCGACCGGTCTGGCCGAGGGGCACCCTGACGAGCAGGAGATTTTTGAAACGCTCGGCGCCGATTTCCCGCTCGCGCGCTTACGAGCCGGGCTCGGCTACCGCGTCGAGTGGCGCGTGCTGCGCGCATGCGACTTCGGCGCGCCGACGATTCGCAAACGCCTCTATCTGTTTGCGCGTCGCGACGGTTTGCCAATCGTTTGGCCGACGGTGACGCATGGCGACCCGAAAAGCGATGCGGTGCGCGCGGGCAAGCTGGCGCCGTGGCGCACGGCCGCAGAATGCATCGACTGGAGCATCCCCTGTCCATCGATCTTTGAGCGCAAGCGTCCGCTGAAGGACGCGACGCTGCGGCGCATCGCGCGCGGCATCATGAAGTTCGTCGTGAACAGCCCGGCGCCGTTCATCGTGAAATTTTCAGAAAACAGCCTCGGGCAGGCGGCTGCCGAACCCTTACACACAGTCATGGCCGGCGCGCCGCGCTTCGGCGTGGTTGAGCCGTTCCTCGTGCGAACAGCGCACTCGGACGTTTCGCCGACGGGCGTGAAACGCTGGGGCGCCGGCGAGCACTGCGGCGGCGGCCCAATGCCGACTGTCACGACGTCGCAGGAATTTGCCTGGGTCGCGCCGACGCTTGTACACCTGACGCATCAAGGCGCGGATCGGGCGGCCGAAGTTAAGGCACCGCTGGCGACAATAACGGGAGCGCACCGCGGCGAGCAGGTACTTGTCGGTGCGACACTGGTTCAGGTGGGTTACAGCGAACGAGAAGGGCAGGCACCGC